GCCACCCTGCGAAACGTGGATTAAGGCATCTGGCGAGGTTGTATTGATGCCGACGAATCCCGTTTCAGCTTCCCAAAACTGCACGTTCGCTCTACTACCGCCAGATTGTCGTAATGACAGATTTAAATTTGCATCACCGCTCGTCGCATCATCAATAGCAGAAAACCGCACTTCACCGTTTGACCCTGTTGCAAAATACATACTAACGGGATTGTTGTTACCTGCTGTCGAATTTTTGAGGATAAGCGCATCGTTAGCGTAACCCGAATCTGGATCAAAATCTGTATCAGTGTCTGCTGTAACGTGTATACCGTTGTTAATAGAGCCGACCACTGTCAATTTCTGTGTTGGCGAGACTGTGCCTATGCCGACGCGCTGCGAGGAATCGACAGTGAGTGCATCGTGGAATACATTAACCGTATCGCGTGTCTGTATTTTTATTCCACCGCCATACCCTGCGCCCCCTCCGTCAGAATATGCGAGTAAATTAAATCGTGCATTGTTACCGTTGCCACCGTCGCTACGTCCTCTAAACGCTGCCGCTCCATCTGAACCCGCATTTACTTCAAGAGCGACCGCTGGCGAGTCCGTGGATATGCCGACGTTGCCCTGCTCAAAAAAATAATTATCGGCCGCAAATTTTAGATTCGTCAGTGCATTGTCAGCATCATTACCCGCTTGTAACTGTATTTCACTACCTGCGGATGTTGAACTGTCACGGATGAAAAATCTGTGGTTTGATGCAGTTTGTATAGAAAAAAGGTAATTAGGATCGGAACAGCCTAAGCCTAATTTACCGTCCGATAAAAGGGTGAGCCTGTCACTGCCGTTAAACAGACGATAACTGTTATCGGACACAATCGTCTGATACCAATAGTTGCCGCTCTGGTTGACCAGTTGTAACTGTGCATAGCTTGTTGTATGTGACGTACTGATACGCGCTACGCCGTTTGTCGATGCGTTATCAACGTGAAAATCCACTTGTGGCGAGGATGTGCCTATGCCAAAATTTTGGCCTGTGTTTATATATGATGGTCCTGTAGTAGATATAAAAGATATTTTTTGTGTGCCATTTCCATATATCGTTAGAAATCCATTTTCTTCATTCCCACCAGACCCCTCTGGTCCCATATGAACAAGATTTTGGTTTGTATTAGTTTTAAGAGTAAGTGCACCCGATCCATTAGATTGAGTAAATCGTGCCACTTCTTTACTGTTTGTATTAAACGTATGGGTTCCAACATTGGCGATGTTGTGCGCTAATTCGTTGTTTGCGTATTCCCATTCAATCGTCCCATAATACGTTCCATCGTTGCCCAACTTCAATGTGCCTGTTTGACCACCCACCTGCATAACGCCTGTGCTCGTGATGCGGGCGCGTTCAACAACGCTTCCACCTGCCGCTTGATACGCGACACTCCACGCATCACCTGTCGCGTCAGTTGGGCCAAGCCTTTGATACCACGAGGATAACCCTGTATTTGCTTGTGTTCCCTGTTGGGTTGCATTAGACCCAATGACTAAACCGTTGTAAGCCGTACTAATTCCTGCATTAGTTGCAATAAATGATCTTTGTGTGCTGCTGTTTTGGTATTTAAATATTAAATGCGTGTTTCCAGATGTGTTGATGTCAACAGGGGCCGTTGGCGTGGTCGTATTAATACCAACGGCAGACGACTCTACGGCCATTGTAGTGGCAATACTAGCGAGTGCACCAGCACCAGAGCTATTTGAAGACGTAGAAAAAGAAAAAAGAATTTGCCCTGTAGAAGTATTATGAGATTGACTTATGGCATAACCATTTTCTTGAAATCTCCCTGCATCAGATGCATCATAATAAAAGTTGCTTGTCGAATAAAGTCCTTCAGATCGGGTAAAAATATTACCATTAGCATTTAACTGTAAGCGGCTAATATTATTAGAATGCCAAGTATCGGGCGTTTTGCCTATGCCAATTGCACCAGTAGTATCAATTAATATCCGTGTATTATCTCCATTAGTAGCAAGATGTATTCCCCCAACAGCTTTTATGCCTATATCAGTAGAGCTTGAAGAGGATGTAAGTATCCCTTTTACAGCACCTATTTCTCCTAACTTTGTGGCACTTTCATAGATCTGCATGTAAGCACCATCAGTGCTTGTAGTCCTAAGTGCCATCACATTAGCGGCACTTGAGCTTGAGACTTCTAAAATATTAGATGGTGCTGAAGTTGATATCTCTGATGTATTACCTACTAAAAGAGTCTTAATGGATGTTCCAAAAGTGGACATCCTAATGTTTTCAATATTTACAACAATAGGGCTACCGCCCGAAGTCCCTTTTACTCCATTAATAAAGAATATCTCTGATCCTACATTATTGTCCTTACTTTTCTGAAATCCTATACTGCCAATAACAACATTGTTTTCAACATGGTCAGATGTATCCGTAAAAGCAATCTGGCCCACAATAGATCCAGTGGCATTAGATGCATTTAGATCATAAAAAACCAATGCCCCAGACATATTTGACGACTCATAAAGCAAATTATCCTCTGCTAACAACTGGGTGTTGTTGCTGACAATTAGCCTGCCTGTCGTGCCTTCTGGCTGAACATCAATACCAAAAATACTACCTGCATCAATTGCACTAATAGCCGCTGTTGTGCTTTGAATTTTTACTCTTAGATGTGGATTTGCATCTTCTGTATTAACCCATAAAGCAGAATATTTAGCTGTTGAATTTCCAGTGCTTTTAGAATACATCCATAAGGGATTTGAATAGTCCCCAAAGTGATACCCGTCTTCATTAACTATTCCAATATTATTAAAATGATGCCCCTGTATGAATCTTTCTTTATTAGCGTCTGAATTCCTTGCCAACTGATTGTATTCTATAGCCCTCGTAGGGTTCCCAACAATTGCTGAAAGATTGTTTGTAAATTCGTTAGCAAATGCCATTTTTAATAATCTTCCTTAAAACCAAAGCGATTGGTTTAGAGTTGTACTATTCCCAGAAACTATATAACCTAAATCAGTAGACCACCATCCAGAAGAAGCTATTTCTGCATCAGAAGCACTGACATACGATGGAACAGTATCATCTGTCCAAAGGCCCACTTTGAGTTCCGCAAGACCAAATCCGTATATCCTTGTGGTCATTGAACTTAAATCCGTTTCCATGCCTCTGATCTGGAAAGGGATATCATCAAAAATATTATAATTCAGAGAAAAAACATCAGCTAAATTCTTCTGCAACCCCTTATGTGAAATAGTTACTTCTACTTCTGTAGGCTCATTAGAATACTGTATTAATTCTCTTTGTACTCTAGCTTCAACTGTATCTTTTTCGTATAGCCAATTAAATGTCATTGGCCTTTCAATTGTAGAAGACACCTCTTCGGTGGAAGCAGTTACTGTTTTTTCGTAATCACCTAAATACGTCCCAAAAACAGGATCAAAATTATAGGAAGCCCTTATCTTGTTAGTAAAAGTCCTTTGGGTGTCTCTTCTAAATACTATATCAGCTTTATCTCTGTCTACATCTTCAAGTACTATATCTGAATCATAAACATCAAAAGAGGAAGACTTGTCAGTAATCAACCTAAATACAGGGCTATATTTCCCATCAACAAAACGCAATTCTATAGCAGATTCATTGATTAGTTCTGATATTAGCACTTCACTTGTTGTATCTACATTAATAACCCTTCTAACAGGCTCAGTTACACTAGAATCAAGTAAATCAAAAGCAGTAAGATTCAAATTTTCAACATCTACAGAAAGATCAACCGTTAAAACATTTTTCAATACATCTTGTGGCGTTTCTATCAAAGTCCCATTTGAAGTTTCATAACCTTTTACATTAGCTGTAATTAGATCATTGGTAAAGTTATAAGATCCTACTAATTCAAAAGTTGCATCTTCAAGCGAAACATTCTGATAAGCCGTGACAAGCCCATTTTGCAAAACTCTGTCTAGTGAATTTATTCTATGCCCTGCCACCTTAAATCTAGCATTCGCGGCAGTAGTAGAAATGCAATAAGCTTGTACTGAAATAGCATTTGCGGCGGCAGAAGAATAGTCCCCATATATAATAGGTATAGAAAGTCCACTAGCATTCCTTTGTAAGTTTGGAAAATCGAGAGCAGTAAAATCTTTTTCCGGTAGGATTCTACGGTCTTTTAATCTTCTATCAATAACTGTAATTTTTGCGGAATCTTCATCCCATTCTACACCTGCGGGGTGTGCAACAAAGCCGGGGAAGACGATACTGTAATCATTTTTTGATTCCCCTTCACCTAACCAAATATTTACATTTCTATTAGCAAAAGTAAAAGAATCTATATATTCTTGTATTTTTTCATCTGTATTATCCAACTTCACATCAAAAGACTGTAGCGTTTCCTTTGGCTCAATAAAAGAGCTTAAGCTTCTACTCAGTGTCCCAGACTCTGGCAACCTACCTTCATAAAAGTATCCAGTTGTATTAGAATGCTGTATAGAGATATCAGAATCAGCAAAACGTAAAGTAGTAGAATCTAATAAAAATTCCACTAAATAATGGTATTCAGAAGATTTTGCTGTAGCGTTAAAAGCCATTAATTTTCACGCAATGAAAAGAGTTTTAAGTGCCTTTAGATACTAATTTTTTTCTTCAAATACAATATCGTTCAAATTCATTTCTCTACCAAATGTATGAATGAAAGATAGAGAATCGTTTTGAATTTGGCAGTAATACGTGTTATGGTTTGGCCTTACTTCTGGATCTAACGAAAGCATGAGTGGAGCATACTTACCCACTTTTTCAAATATTGCCAATATCTGATCTTGCTGTGATTCAGACATATAGGAAACACTATAAGATAACTGAGTATACCTTCTTCTGGTATTTGCATACCCCTGTCTTCCCTTAACTGCCACATATCTTGAAGGATCTATCCTAACCATAGAAAATCCCTCTCTCAGATTCTGCTGTGGCTCAATATATCTACCTGCCATTATCCTACCCACATCAATATTCACTGACGAATTTCCTGTATCCTCTACATACAAACGCCAATGCTCATAAGTTTCTACAGAATCAAAGAAGTGAGTAATCTTCCTTATCTCTTGACCTGCCCCATCAGTAGCCATAGACAAAGTTACGTTTAAGCTTGGCGAACTAAAATCACTTGTGGCATTTCCTTGCCATAAAATTATCGCATCCTTACTAGCAGAAAAATTTGAGATCTGAACAACATTTATTCCGGTTGCACCTCCAGATGCGGCAAACTTTATCCATTCATTATCCCTGCCTGTTGTCCTATATACTTTCCTAATTAAATCGTCTTGAACATTGGTGACAGGAAGACCGGAAGTCTCAGAAGACGCACTTATAGTAGCATCTTTTAATACATCATCAGTTGATGATAAAAATCGAACCTTATTTGCCATTTTAAATCTGACTCGCTGTTCTTACGGCACGATTATCAAAAGATATCTGCCCATATCTTGCTTTCTTAGACATTGCTTTAAAGATGCTGTTTTCAATTTGAGGTAGCGTGCTTGCGATCATTCTTTGTATTTCTCTATCGCCATTTCCATTAATAGTAAAAGAAACATTGACAACATTACCTCCCATAGATTCTTGCTCAGCAACAGAAAGAATCCTTTCTCCACCGTGAACAATGGCAGGAACAGCCCTAGAAGGAGGGCCGGGAACCAATGCCCCATGCCTACCACTAATTGCAGCGGCAAAATCTGGATCTATTTGTGCTCTTTCTTGTGCCGCTTCTGAGAATCTTAAAATTGTGCTAACTACATCTGCTCCAGAAGTTTGTTCAAAAACCCTTCTTTGTTCTTCTTCCGTCAAAGGCACAAAGAAATCAACAGCTTGTAACTGGCTCTCATACAATGATTGTATGAATTGTTCTCTGGTTATTGCCGCCATCTTTAAGAACCCTTCGCCTACGCCACCTTCAACAGCGGCTCTTAAAACATCTAATTTTACAAAGTCCTCCAAGTCAAATAAATCATCAAACTGTTGTCTCGTAAATCCTAAAGCTATCTGAAGCTGATCTCTAAAAGACTCTATTCCTATTAATTGAGAAGCAAATCCTACTTGTTCAAAAAATTCTGGCCTTTGTGTAGCTTCAAGAATACCACCTGCTGCGGCAATTTCAGTTTGAGCTAATCTGACTTGTTCGGCAAACCGCTCAGCAGCGGCTTTTGACGGAGCGGCAAATGCCTTTGCAATAATACCACCTGCGAATCCACCAATAGCGGCTCCAATTTCACCTCCAAGCTTAGTCCCAGACAGACTCCCAAAAACTTGTCCTAAGCCTGCTCCTATCGCACCTCCTATTTCTCCATTGGGGCCAAACATGCTACCTATTTGAGCACCCAGAAAAGCTGACATAAGAACAGTGCTCATGTTGCCTTTTATTTTACTCCCTATATCACCCAAAATGCTAAAAGCATCGCTAATTTTGTCCATAGAAGACTCTGATATCTCTAAGACAAGATCTATAGTCTTTAAACCCAAATCAGCAAACTTCTTCCACCCATCTCCTATTGTTTTCAAATTCACTTCAACATCGAAAACTTTTTTAGTAAGATCTAATAACTCATCACCAATATCTAAAGTTTCCCTTAAGGCATCACCTGCTATATTTATAGTTGCGGTAAACACCCCTCCAGATATGTCATCTATTCTTCTGCCTATTTCTACTAAATTTTCTAATCCATTGCCTAATTGGTTTACTGAAAAATTAAAACTTTTTGTTGCTAAATCAGCACCCTTTGAAAGTATGCTTTCTATTTTTTCAAGCCCATCTCCAATTTGATTAACTGAAAAATTGTAGACCCTTCTGCCTATGTCTAAAGCCTTATCTGCTGTGTCTATTATTTTTTGATATCCATTGCCAATTTGATCAACGATAAATCTATAAACTTTGCCGCTTATATCTTGTATTTTAGAAACAGTATCTGTTATCCTTTTAAGTCCGTTCCCCAACTGGTCAACAATAAAACGATAAACCTTGCCAGAAATTTGTTGTATCTTGCTTACTGTTTCTCTAATGTTGGGCAACGCATTGCCAAGCTGATCAACAATGAATCTGTAAACCCTTCCAGAAATCTCTTTAACTTTACTTACTGTCTCTCTAATGTTTAATAAAGCATTGCCAAATTGGTCAACGATAAATCTGTAAACTTTGCCGCTTATATCTGATATTTTCCCGACAGTTTCTCTAATATTCATTAGAGCATTACCAATCTGATCTACTACAAATTTATAAACCCTACCACTGACATCTGTTATTTTTCCAAGTGTTTCACGTATGCTACTTAAAGCATTGCCAAGCTGATCTACTGCAAATTGATAGGTCTTGCCGCTAAATCCAGCTATAGAACTTGCTATTTCACCTAATTTAGTAAGTGCATTACCTGTTTGATTTATAGTGAAGTAATATATGTCTCTCCCATAATTGCCTAATGTAGTAGCTAAATCGCTGAGCTTATTAAAGGCATTACCGGCTTGATTGATCGTAAAGCTGTATACATTAGATCCAAAGACTTTTAGCTTTCCACCAAGCTCCAAAAGCTTATCAAAAGCGTTACCTGCTTGATTTACTACAAATTGATACGCCTTGCCTGTAAAATTAGCTATTTCATCTCCAAGCTCAGACAGCTTAGTAAAAGCATCGCCAACTAGATTTATGGCAAAATCATAGGTTTTATTCGCATACTCTAACAGCTTAGGAAATCCCTCTTCGGCAAGAAAGGTAAATATCTTAGCACCTTGATCCTTTATTACTGCGTATGCATCTTCCCCTATCGACAACAATGCCTTCATTGTTTGTGCTGTAAGAAGTTGGACCGTAGCATCTTGAAAGCCTAACACTAAGCTGTCTTTTATAGAGCCTCCAAAAGCTTTCATCCTTGCAATAAAACCAGTTTCATCTTCAAGCTTTTTTACTAATCTATCTATTTGAGAAGCTATTTCTGTCGGAGCTTCAAGACCAAAAGATGATATAAGGTTTCTTGCATATGCCTGTAGATTTTTGGGCAATCTTTGATCATCTGCTACTTCTTGCAACCTTGCTTGTATGGATTCAACGGCAAGAAAATCTGAAGGAGTATCTACTAAGTCATCAGTAAAAGTATTTCTTATTTGTTCGCTTAATGGTTCAAGTTTCTTTATCGCTTCTTCAGCCGCTTTAACATCCTCTGATCCGAATAATAGATTCCTGTATGCTTCTGAAACTCCACCTTCTAAAGATGTTAGTATTGTCTGTGTAAAATCTTGTATCTGAGTTTCAATAGTACCTAAACTTTCTCTATATGCATCTACTGCCGTTCTGACATTATTATTTATTGCGTTACCAACATTTTGCCAGAACCCAATAACTTTAGGTTCTTGTTTTACTGTCTCTTCAGCAAATTCTACAACTTCTTCAGTTGCTTCACTTACAGAATTTGCAGTTTCATCAATTACCTGCTGAACTTCTCCAAATAAGCCTCTAAGTTTTTCTTGATTCTCTTCAGAAACATTAAAAGTCTCAATTAAGTTATCTAAATAAGAGCTACCAATTATATCAAGTCCATCAAGAACGCCCTCACCTACATTAGAAAAACCTTCTTTTGTGGTTTGGACAAGATTATCCCATGCTTGTACTGATTCTGCGCTTGGTGGACTTAATTCGGGTAAGTCGATAGTACTTATTGAGTCGGCCAGATCATTGATCTCTTGAATCCAATCATCTGGTAAAATAGCTTCAAACAGACCTGCTATTTTTTTTATGCCTATAGTAGAAGCATTAATAAGAGGATTTATAAATAAAACGAGTGCAAACCTATATACACTTTTCCAAGTGTTTTCAAAATCTGTAGTAATCTTAGTTAAAAGGAATTTGAAAAAATCTATACCACTATCAACAATTAAATTAAATGCCCTTACTCCGACTTCACTTATTGCGCTAAAAGTATTTACGGCATTGTGTGCAAATGCCGTATACATTCTTTCAAATGATTCCATTGGATTGCTAGTAAGCTCTTCATAAAAATCACTAGCAATGTCACTTATAATGTCAAATCCTCTTGACATTATATCAAGAAGCTTTGGTATAGCGGCAAATGCGGCAGGTATTTTAGTAGTAAGCAGATCAACTATGAATTGTATTGCACCTTTCATAGGTTCAGTAAACTTAATCTGCTCATTTAGAGTGCCTACCATTCTTCTGAAGGCATTATCTACTTGAGTCATCATCGATCCTATGGTCGGTTCCATAAGATCGAATTCTTCTCTAATTTGACTTCCTTGGCTTTGTAGTGCTCTCACCAATGCCGCAGAAGTAATCTTGCCCTCGGACGCTATCTTTCTAAGTTGTCCAAATGGAACACCCATACCTTCAGCAATAGCTCTTGCTAGTCTAGGTGCTTGCTCTAAGACAGATCTGAGTTCATCGCCCCTTAAAGTCCCAGATGCCATACCTTGGCCCAACTGCATAATAGCCGCTTCCATTTCTATGGCACTAGCACCAGAGACTTGGAATGACTTACCTATGGTATCTGTAAGTTCAAGCATCTCTGCTTGAGAGAGATTTAGCTCAGTAGTAGACATGGCTATTCTACTATAGAGACTACCTACAGCATCTAAAGGACTTCTAGATTGTTGTGCAATCTTGAAAAGTTGTTCTTGAGTATTGACTACTTTACTGCCCTCAACTCCAACAACCTTAAGCCTATTTGCTGTAGTAGCCCAAGCATCTGCATATTGAACTATTTTAGAAGTAGCCGCACCAGCGGCCAAACCTACAATTGCGCCCTGCAAAGAAAAAACTGACTTTGTTGCTTTACCAGCTACACCACTCAAAGAGGAGATAGAAGAGCGTATCCCCCTTAATCCTCTAGTAGCCGCATCTGTAAGCCTAACTACTATACCTACATTAACACTTGCTCCACCAAATAGTCTATCTTCTTTTTTAGGCGTAACAAAGTTCAATTTAATATCTCCATAACAAAGCGAATTATTTGCTATACTTCTTTTTTATTTCTTCAGCTTGCTTTTTACTTTCTGCTTCTCTTTGTCTTTCACCTTCATTGCCTTTAGAAAACAAATAATACTCACTGAGTATTATTTTAAAGCATTCCATTGTCCAGTTTATTTGTTCTAATACTCCACCAGAATCTGGTAAATCGACTCTTTCTACAGCCATGCCAGAAAAAGACGGCATTAAAACATGACAAAGCCAGAAAAGATCTATAACAGACCAGCAATCTTCACTTACTGCCAATGTGAGACATTCCCAAGAGTAAAGAGGCATCCCTCTCTCATCAAAACCTAATTTATGAGGAGGGAAAAGCCCCTTTTTATCTTCTTGAGGGATATATCTTCCTAAGCAATTTCTTTCTTCTTGCAACCCACTTTTAATGCAAGAATTACAATCATACTTTAAGCCTAGGCAGTATCCTCTGATTGCGTTTCTAAGTTTTTTTCCTCTTCCTCAGAAACTGTAGAGTTGCCCATAACGTGATTAAATATTTCGTTTAGTAATTCCATTTCATTGGTTGTAAAAACTTCAATTATTTTGCTTGGATCTGTTTCTGACACACCATCAATAGTTACATTTTTCCAGTTAAATGTATACTTTGTAATCACTTCACTAAGCATTTGCCAGTAAGAATTGAAATCTTCACTATTTATTGTTTCGTCTTCAATTTTAGACCTATTAGCATCACCAATAAGATTTTGTATAAAAAAAACATCCTTTACCTTTAGTGGCTTATAGGATATTTCAATTCTTTCATCTTCTGACAGTTCATTGTTTCCTTCCCAAGTTGGGATAAACGTCAATTCTTTACTGCTAAACTTGAGGGGCATATATAATCTCCTTAGTAGGGTTTGTTGTAGTGGGAGCTTAATTCTTAAGCTCCCACCAAATGTAACTAATTACAGCATACGAACTTTAATAGAATCATTACCACTTGAACCTAAAGCAACGCCTGTCATTGAAACGCGAACCATTTCTTGCTCTGGAACATCCAAAGAAGTAAAATCGAATTCGCTGTTAGCCATAATGATCTTTAGCGTCTTGTTTGCTTCGTTACCGATATTAACTTGAATATTCTGTGCCGTCTTAGTGACCATATTACCTAAAAGGGTTCCAAGCTCATCCTTCTTTACCAAAAAATCCAAGCTAAAGGTAACTGTTCTGCGATCCATACGCATAACACGGGAAGCCGAATCATAACCAACTTCCTCATTTAGCAATCCTCTATTGTCTTCAATGGTAATGTTACCGCCCAAGTGGTCTATCTGAGAGGTAGATCCATCCAAAGAAAGAGAGCCAATACGAGCATGGAGAGGAGATCCAGAAGTGCTTTCTGTTGGGTTATAAACCATAACGGCAACACCCGAAGAATGCGTAGCATCAAGCGTTTCGCCAAAAGCAATTTCTCCCGTAGTGTAGTTTACGGTATCAATTACGATACCATTGCCACCACCAGTATCAGAATCAACAGCACCCGCCGCTCCAATCTTAACTACGCTTCCAACGGTAAACTGCTTCGGATTCGTAACTCTAAAAGTAGCCGCGCTAGTAGCAATATTTACATATCCATCAGCAATGCTTGAGTTGCCGGTAAATCCATAATCCTTGGCCTGTCCCCTATAAGTGATCTGGGCCAATCCATTGTTTCCGTTCGCGCCCCAAGCAATATCTGCTCCAGATACAATAGCACCACGAACCTGCTCACCCATTTCCGCAGTTCCCTGCGCTCCTCCAGTGCGAATACCACGGCGAATGGTCAGAGAAGAGGTGTGGGCCGTAGCAAGCGTATACTCAATGTTCGTTGCATTAACTGTTTTGTTGCCGAATAGATTCTTCCACATAAAATCGTCATCGGGTTCGGTAGTAACCGAACCGCTTGGAAGGATTAATTTTGAAATTTCCCATTCAGCAGACTTACGTCCTTGATACCTTTCAAGGTGGTCGGCACTTCCAGAGCGATCTGGACGATATTCACGCTCTTCCGCTCCACCCAAACTTTCAGTTATAGTCCTAAAGGAATTAGCACCGTTTACGGTCTGGGCCGCACCATAGGTTGCCTCTTCTTCCACATATATAATTGTTTGACTGCCGGGGAAAAGTTCATTCGCCCCACCAATTAAAAAATCTTCTCTACTCATTTTCACTGCTCTCCTTTTTAATATCTTTTTTACTAAAGCTATCTTTTGTATCTTCTTTCTCTGGCTTGGATGGGGTCGAAGCCTTTTTCTTCTTTTCTGATACCTCTTGGAAATTCTTATTAGGTGCTGAAGAAAGTTCAATTATGTCTCCATTCCTTATGCCAATAGAGCCATATCTGAAAACTCCTTCGCCAGTATACTTAAACTTAGGCATAGAGCCTCCTTATTTATGGGTTTTATTATGGGAATTCTCAGACGCTCTTATGACATCATTCCCTCTAGTAACAACAACATTACCACCATCTACATCAACCTTCATTGGGACTTCTTCTTTATCCAACTTGTCCAACTTATCAATTAGATCTTTGATAACCGCAAACTCTGGCTTTTCTTGCTTTTCACTTGCCCCTGCAATAGAAGCTAGCATTGAGATAAGAGCGGTAAGCGAAGACCCTAACAGCCCCATAACTGCGGCTATTTTATCTTGATCCAAGAAAAGGCTAGCCGCAACACCAATAACAACAATAATGGTGATGTAAACTAACCCATTCTTTCCAATAGCCTTACCTGCAACTTCTTTAGCTGTAGAATTAGCCTCAAGCTTACTTAGTTCAGCCTTAATTGTCTCTTTATACATTCTAAGAGAATTAATCTGTTCTTTATAAGCTTTAAAGCCAGTTTTTTCTCCATCTTCAGATATCGTTTCCATAACCCCCTCAAGTCATAGTTTCGACACGGATCTGTAATTGTCCTTCCTGTAAAAAAAATGTGCTTGCATCATCGCCTACTAGAGGCGAATACTCTTTACTGATACATATAACGTCATTTACGTTACCATTCATGGTTCTATTTTCTAAAAAAACTTCTTCTATGCCCCTTATAGTCCTCATTGCTCTGCGCTTAAGATATTCTTCGTCTTCGCCTCTACTTATAAGGGCTATTGCAATGGTAACATCGTGATGTTCAATGCCGTATCTACTTTGCCCATCAAAAGGATTTAAATCTGTCCCTTCTGCTATAACGACAAGCAAAGGGTATCCCGGTGGGTTCAGTTTTTCAGACACAAACATAAACTGTTCGGGTATGTCCTCTAAAACGATACCGTCATTGTATTCTGCGTCTAATTCATTAAGCTTTGCAGGCAAATCACTTTTTATTGTAGAAATAATTGTGTCAGCAACCCAAGCAATATCTCTTTTACCTGCCATTATCTAAGCCCTTCAAATTTTGGCAATTTTTTACTCACGGCATACCTTAAAATTTTACTTGTCCAAGATCTTCTTCTTTTTTCTGCAACTCTAAATAAAGATCTCTGAGGCATGTTTTGAGTCCCTGTCATGTGGTATTTCGCATGAGGGACTTTAGTTCCTATTTCTAATGATTTTCTATTATAAACAGCGGCAAAATTGCTATCAGATGTATTAGTTAAAGACCGATACAGTTTTCCTGTGTCTTGCAGGATTTTCCTTTTGTTTTTTCCTCTTTTCTTTGCTATAGTCTTTGGACTCAAGTCGGCCCACTTCTCATATCCAGAAATAGCACCTCTTTTTCTGAACATTGTGCCTTGGGATTTAGCAAAATCTCCTGCTATCCATCTAAAAACAGGTCTAAAGTCATATAGCCTTTTTTCGATAAGCCCTAATCTAGCTAATGCTTCAGATGCATTTACTTCTATGCCTGTAGTTGCAGGTGCTTGACGTTTATTTCCGTTCATATTAGAAGTCTTGATCTCTTGTAAAAACTGGATCTTTGTCGTTTAAATTGGAATCTACATAAAAGCGAGATTTTGGTTGAAGCTCGTTTTTACGAAGATTATAAGCACCTTCTCTGGCGGCATTCGGCAATTCTATTCTGCCAGTAGAAAAATCTTTCCACAGCATTTTTTGCTGTTCATATAAAGCTATAGCTTGAGGAGAAACACCTGCATTTCCTCCCCTCATTGCCATGTCTATACTAGCCGCTGAATTCAAAGCGTTGATTTTGCCTAAGATAGCTATAGAAGTAGCATTAGTCGAAGGAACAGGGACTACATACCCCATTTCCTTCAACATGCCATTCATAACATCAAAGTTATCTCTAATGTGAACAGTTAAAGCTTGCTTTTTAGTGGGCCTCGTAGTTGAATTTAAACTAACCCAAGGAATGTATGCTTCGATTCTTTCAAATGTAGCATAACAATCTACACTAAGCTCTAAATCTGCTGTTGCATTACGAGACATTTAACCCTCTTTAAAATATACGTTTGCTTCGACTACGCCCCGATGTGACCAACCATTTTTAAGTAGATCTTCTCTCACATCACTACAAACAAAAATATTCATTTTGCCCTTTGATGCAGTAATCTTCTTCTTAGAAGATCCTCCCTCTATAATATTAACTTCTTTGTCGGTCTGGGAAGAAATAACATTTACCACTTCAAGTGCTGATTCATTCATTTTTGAGTCTCCTTTACTCTATTATAATTTTCGGAGGAAAATACATTTCTACAGAAATATATTGACACCCAACAAAAGTAGCCTATACATTATATATAAGGCAAAGGAGAATCAATGAAAAAAGGTATTTTATTTGGGACTTTTGATGTTTGGCATCCCGGATATGCCTTAATGGTCAACGAGTCTAAGGAATATTGTGATTATCTTATCGTTGGACTACAAGCGGAAAACAGCAAAAAAAAACTATGCAATTCTATCCATGAGAGATTCATGGTATTAAAAAGCATAGCAGATATAGACGAAATAGCTATTTATTCGTCAGAAGAGGAATTGTGCAACCTTTTGAGGTATTACAGGCCCGATTTTAGATTTTTAGGCACAGACTATCAAGACTCTGACAAATTTGCAGAAGTTAGAGGAAAATCCATATCTGGGGAAATTATATTCCTAAATAGAGATCACGGTTATAGCACTAGTCAGTTCAAAGAAAGACTAAGTAAAGTTAATATGTAGAGGCTCTATTCCAACAGGTCGATCTTCTTCTGATTCTATAAAACTATTTGTATTCTTTATGATTTCGGTAAATTGACATCTTTCACACGAAGTAGCTTTGAAGTCTTCCATATTTTTCTTTTTGCTTTCAGAATCCAACAACTCTTTAAATCGCATATTTTTTATTGACCCTACAAGCCCATGCTTGTTATAGGCATAAACACAGCATCTGTATAAATTTAAATCTCCACCTATATATTGAGTAAAATGTTGATAAGAGCAAAATTCAAAGTCTGGGTTTCCCTTATCAAGCTCATCGTATTTTTCTGAAACCCTATTTATTACAGTAAACCTATTATCTGAAAAATCTTCTACTGCTTTTATTGCCAAATAATTCATGTCGTATCTAAATGCTTCGTAGGGCTTTGATCCTTCTGGATTAAACATTAACCCAATTCTAACATTATCAAATCCCCACTCTTTGTATAGCCTTACTGCATCATATATTTGCTTCCAGTTTCTGTCTGTAACAACAAACCCTGCACCCAACACCACATCATGTTCAACTTCGCTTAGATCTTTCTTTAACTCTTTTATGCCCTCTTCAAGTCGATCCCAAGCTTTTATCCCAACGCCTCTTTCTTCAGAATAATATTCTGGGGTTGAGGAATCTATAGAAACTCTAACCCACTTAAGCCTTTTTACTACATCTCTATGGCTTTTATTTATAAGCATATTGCCATTGGTAACCAAAGCCACTTCAAAGCCTTTATCTAAGGCATATGTGACGATTTCAACAAAGTCTGGATGGACAGTAGGCTCTCCACCTCCAGTGAACTGAATTGCCTTTACACCCATTACTTCACAATCATCTAAGATTTCAAAGCATTTTTGCTTATCTATCATTCTTCTGGGATTTCTCGCTTTTCTACTATTACCTTCTTCTATCTGGAAAAGCTCATTTGAAGAATATCCCGACATTCTGTAGGCACAAAAGCCGCAATCATGATTGCAAAAATCAGATATAACTATTTCAACATGAACAGGGTATGGTTGTTCGCCATTCCTCAATGTTTCAATACTTTTTGTATGATATATTGGCTTAGAAGTAGAATACACATTACCTTTTTTAAATTCTTGATCCAATTTATTCACCTAGTCTTTTATTGTATTTTTCTATTATGCCGTCTACGAAATTATTTTCATGGAATGAAAATACATAAGGAAGCCCGTTCCCTTTTTCTAGCGCATCACCTAAACATTGCTCAATGCTCCATCTATTGGTGCATTCTATATTTGCAATGTGTCGTGCAAAGTCAGACTTCACAATGAAAAAGCTATAATTGAAGTCAGAATTATCGTCTTTTTGTATTCTACCTCTATTTAGCCCATGCTTAATTTCAATATATGTTTTATCGCTACTTGGATACTCTGAACCTAAGGTTCTTGAACATGCGATGTCGCAATCAAAGCTACTCATAAGTTCTATTATATTCTTTATGCCATGCATGTTCATTATTAGCGTACTGCCATCTACGAAAACAATGTATTCTATCTTTTCAATATGTGATACATTGCCATTACTGGTTTCTGATTCCTTAGTGAGATTAGCAAATTGATTAAATAGAATTCTTATGTCTCTTAAAAGTCTTTGCGTCTTAACTTCATATTCGGAATAATCATTTCTTAGGTCTAAAGCGGTGTTGTAATATTTATATTTAGATGTTTTTATAGAGTTTATTTTTGCTGATAAATATTTGTCTTTTTCTTCAGATGAATGCAAGATGCTTATATATGAAAACCTACTTCCTACAGATGAAATTGTACTAAAAGCAGTTTCTGAATTTTTATCTATAGAAATACATAAACCTAAAGCCATTTTATTTGATTCTATTATAAAAGCTTAAAACTTTAGATTGGTCTTTAGATTTGTAAACTACTCTTTCCGCATTTCTATTATCTACTATACAGAACACAATTTCATATCTTGGAATAAAAGCAAATTCAACTTCATCACCTTCCAAGTATTTCTTCCTTGCCTCTTCTGGAGATTTTTCAGAATTCATTGTCATAAAATTTAAAATATTCCCAAGCTTCATTTATGTAATTAGTACAAATTCCTTTAACTTTTACGTCTTTTATTGCTCTTTCCCACCACCAATATACAAAAGACATCTGTGAGCTTGGAGAAAGGACATCTGGAGAAGAGAAATAAACTGGTATATCTTTCGCTTTATCATAATTTAAATATGAAATGTGCTCTAAGTCTGAACCCTCATCTGGATGCATCTTAACGGACCACACCGCTTTAATCTTCTCAAATCCTGTATCGCCTTCATACTCACTTGCAGTTTCTGCTATAGGTGCTCCATAATGATAAAAATCCCATTTGCTCTGGAATGACATTCCATAAACAAACCACCTATTAGGCACTTTTTTTTCCAATATATCAACTATTTGATTATGTAATCCATCGCTTTGCACATGAATAGCATAAATTGGATGATCTGGATGGTCGTCAATCCAACCATTTAAAATAGGACAAGATTTTTTTATAGGCCCATCTTCGACCATTGGCAATCCATGAAAATCTCTTACGTCTATTTCTACGCCAAACTTGGGGTCAAGGTTTTTTATATCTTGAGCCTTGTTTGCTATAATTAGCATTAATTTTTCCTTTTACTTTTCAAAGGATATAATTAAATCCAAAATAAGTTAATATGTTTTTTGCTATATAATTACTTGCATAAAAAAGAATCCAAAATAAGGTAAAGACCAATAAGATTTTAATAGTTTTAACAGCTACACCAGAAGATTGTTTTTCTTCTTCTTCTTTGTTGTATATTTTTATCATTTTTTTACAATCAAGTCGTAATGTGCGTTCTTAGAAACTTCATCATATCTATATGAAACTTCAAATTCCCCTTTAATGGCATACATTGGCCCTCTCTGTATTATGTATCCACCATCAAACAAAGAGTCGCTTGATTTTTTCCACATATCAAAACTATACTCATCCCAATCTTTCTTTTTATGAGTAAAATCTTTACCACAGTTTGGAGATCCCAATGCAGGGACTTCTACATAAATATGGCTTTCAGACTTACAGACTCTATGCATTTCCTCAACGAGAAAAATAAGATCATCACCATCAAAATGTTCCAATATGTGATTTGCTATTATGCCATCCACCGAATTGTCTGAGAATGGTAGTCCTCTAGTTATTGATCTTACAATATCAACTCCATCAAAAGGATAATGATCTATTCCAATGCATCCCTGTCTTTTATTTGGGCCGCATCCAACATCAAGCCATATCATTTTTGACCTCTTTGAAAAATTTTTTTAGCTCTTTAGTATATCCAGAATAACTTAAACCTTCTATACGCATTCTTCTGTTTAGCTTAGTAATAGCTATATCTTCTAATATCTGAACTAAGCCTTTTACATCATTCGGAGAATAAAGCATATGCCCCTCATGTAAACTATCACCAATTAAGTCCTCAACAAAACCAACCCTTGAAGAAATTACTGGTAATCCGCAAGCTAAAGCCTCCAATAAAGACATCGGCCCCCCCTCCCAAAGAGAAGGAATCAAAAGGTAGTCAAGGGAGTGATAAAAATCTTGATATGTTTCGTAGTCTTCATTTTCGTCAAATTCAACACTGCTTATATCGCAAAAATTAGACTTATTCCAACCTTTACCTTTTATCTTTAATTTTATTTCATTTCTAAAGAAAGGTTGTAATTCTTTCCATGCTTTTTGTAAAAATCCATCCCCCTTGCCCTCAAATCCTCCCCTTTGCACGACTCCAATAGTGCAAGGCTTTACGTCAAACGATCTCACATCACCGGGATATAAAACAATTTGTCTATCCTTATATAGCCCTGCTTTTTGAAACTCTTTAAAGTATCTGTTGCACATGTGAACAACCCCATCCAACGTACTCCAATGTTCTTTCATTGAATTGATACTATCTTTGTGTAGATGGGTAAAAAATCCTATATGTATTGCATTTGGCAAAAGTTTTTTGTAGGCAGGGTTCCATGTATTCTGAATATCTACGTAAAAAATACATTCAAAACTTTCCATATCATAATATTCATCTCTGTGGTAAGAAATGAATTCTTTATCACTAAGACATATCTTTTTAGATATGTGTGATAATATCCAACCGCTCTTAGGGTGCATTACAAGTGTTTTCATACTATAGCGTTTCTAAACTTTTTTTCACATTTTCTACAGGTGAATACTAATTCATCTACGATTTTATTATTGTTGAGTATTTCATCTATTCTTAATCCTATATTCTCTACATAATACCACTCTTCTGATATATTATCTTTGTTTTCATATTTGCAATTTGGGCATTTGTTATTTTTTGGTGCAATATCAATTATGCTTTTTATAGGTTTGTCATTGGATACTATTTTTATCTTCTTTTCGATCCAATTCATAGCAAACTCTCTTCCAGTGATCATATGATGATATTTCAGCTAACTCCTTTACGCCAAAACACCCATCTTGTAGAGTAAATTCTTCCTTTGAATTTTGCTCAAACCAAGAAGGAAGCCATTCAGCATCTAAATGCTCTATGCTTAAATTTGTCTCATCTACAAGACGGTTCAAGGCCCAACCTTCTTGTCCCAATTCCCTGTAAGTGAAATACTTCTTTACTATTTCTTCGGTTCTTGAAAATCCTAAATGAATAAGTTGGCCTTTAGATCCAGTGTATTTACTTGTCACGACTTCTTTGTTTTGGTCATAGTAAAATCTGGGGTATTGCTTTTGATGTAGCTTGGGAACAGGCACATAATGTAATTCTCCTGTGTTTTTCCAAAAAACACCGTGCCATAAATCGTTAAAGCTTTCATCTGTCCTGTAAAATCTATCAGATTTCCATAAGTTTAGATTATGTAGATGAAGAAGCACGATACCTTTTTCATCACAACTTACAAGCGACTCTCTTGTATCATCATAAGACTCCCAATCCTTGCCTAATATTGCATCACTGTCAAACCAACATATCCAATCTGGATTTTCTCTCAAAGCGATAGTGAGCAATTCTTGCTTATGCTGTAATTCTCTGTAAAATTCATTTTTATGACCATATATAACTACACAGTTATATTTATTGTATATGGGCCTAACATCTTCAGTGGAAGCATCATCATAAACCACTATATAGTCGCAAATATTGCTCATTGAGATAAGGCAGTTTTCTAAAAAGCCATTCTCAACGCAATTATAATTCTGTAGAAAGCCACATATTTTCATTTTATAACCTTTGTAAAAATGGGAGGAAGGATAAAGGAAACAGGCAACTGCTCTAGCGACTTGTTAATATATCCTTCCCCCCTAAAGTATACACGTTTAAAATCCCGTCCTCGTTAAGATTTTAGCAGTGTATAACTTCAACTTGGAATCCAAACATGACCGCTAACTCCGTAGCGATCTCTTAAAAATTCCATGTCTTTGTCTTTTTTAGCTTTTTCTTCTGGATCTTTTAAAGTCTGTATCATTTGCCCTTCGTGAACTCTTCTTCTCACTAAGGGTATGTTTGTTGCAACAAAATTATATTTTTCTGCCATACGCAACAAAAATTCATAATCTTGGCAATGAACCATATTAGAATCGAAATTGCCAAGCTCATCAAGAATGCTTCTGTGAAACATTATGGTAGCGGCATTTACAAAACAATGCTTTTTGAACGCTTCAAAAAAAGACTCTTGATTAGGATACTCTGCTACTCCCCAAGTATTAGCTGTGATAGGTATTCCTTCTTGGTATGCCGTGTATCCTACTTTTGCATCTCTGCTTTTTAAAGCTTCAAGCTGTATCTGTGTTTTTGAAGGGTGAAATAAATCATCACTAGGAAGCCATTGTATATATTCGCCTTTTGCTTCTTCTAATCCTCTATTTAAAGCCCCAGAAACGCCTTGGTTTTCTTGGTATATATACATACAAGGCACGTTGAACTCTGCGCTGTATCCCTCTAAAACGTCAACAACGGTTTCTTCTTGATTAGGCGTTGAGCCATCATCAACTATTATTATTTCGCATTTATGCGTTTGATGTTTAGCACTCAAGAGGCAAGCCCTTAAGTATGAAACATCTTGATTATAGGTTGGTATAATTATTGAAGAGTCCATTTATGTTTCCAGTGTTTTATAATAGAAAAATGCGCCATCGCTCACTTTAAAATATTTCATAGAAAAATCTATTAGATATTTTATAGGTCTTGGCAATGACGCATCTTAAGCATTTCTAATTGCGTGAATAGTTTCTCTGAAATAAGTCAAAAGCTCTAATATCTCACTTTGGGTAAGCTCTGACTTAGAATTGCCTATTTCATAGGAGCTTAGTATACCTTCTTGTCTTTTGAGTATAGACTCTATCTTGTTATGTTTTTTTGAATCACTCCCTGTGATTCTTGCTATAAAAAATCCCAAGAAAAAAGACCAAGAACACACCAAGGCAATAATAGCAAGTTTTTCCATATCTCACTCTTAAGGCTGTTAGAGAGTGAAGAGCCTTTAAGCCCTTGACTCTCCGTGTGTCCCTTTTGCGACTTCTGGCGAGGGTGTGTTAGGGACACAATTCCTTAGCCTATCTCGCTCCTTCTCTAAAAGTTCTGCGATTATTATATAAACAGGTTCGTTTCTTAAGGCAGAAACTTCTTTTGCTATATTCTTAGTTTTGACAGTAGCAGATATTGAGGTAAGCTTTTCGTTTAGATCAGACATTTTATTAGTTCCCCATAATTATAAATCTAACTTTTTCAAAGTTAATATATGGGGTCAGCCTCGTCAAGTGTTTTTATTGATTTATAAAAAAATAATTATGAGTTTTGCAAAATTGATCTTTCATATATTTCTTTATACTTCTTCTCTCTTTCATTAAAAAATTTAATTATAATTTTACCATTCTTTGTTCTTTTGTCTATAGAATGATAGCGCATATGCAACCAACACCACCACCATTGTAAAAGCTCTTTCGTTATTTCTTTATCTTTTACAACTGGTCTTTTGAGTTTAACTCTCATGTGTTCAATTTGATCTTTTAAAGATTGCAAGTCTTCGGGTGGGTCAACGCCAATACCGTCCACTTCGTCTAGCCACAACTCGCCAATTTTATTTTTCATCATCCATTTCTTTGTCAGTTAATTCACAAAATATATCAAATTCTTTTCCAGACAATTCTCTTCTTGCGACCCTTACAAACATTCTTTCCCAAGAAATACTCTTGGTTTCATTCTTTTTAACTTTTTCTGGTTTTTTGATTTTAGCCAAGTAGTTCAACTTGTTTAAAGCTATGCCTCTCATCTTAGCCGCATAGTTTGCATTTCTAAACCAAGATATATCTGAATATTCTCCCGATTCTTTTGCTTTTGATTTTGCTCCAGTTATTTGAAGTTTTATTCTGGTAACTTCTTCCTCTAAAAAAAGCTTTAGCTTTAAAACTTGATCGTAGCTCAGATCTTCAAATTTTAAATCTCTCCAAGAACCCGAATTCCATTCTGAGCAATTTTTTTCAAATTCCAATTTTTCCATTTTATTGCCCATTCCCTTCTTTTATCCAACGGCGATCTATTTCATGCTTGCTATAAAACCACTTACATAAGTTTATTAGCTTATATCCCGTCCAATAATCTCCGTGGTGTGCTTTAGTGTGCTCTTCTCTAGATAAAGGGACTATAAATATATCACTTCCTCCAGATCCCACCGTCTGAACATGGTGAGGGTCAGCCTCAGTGTCTCCAGTAGCAATACATGCCCATTCTGGTTGTTTTTTTATCCAACTAATGTAGTCTCCATCTGACTCTCTTTGCGGTTTTGGGAAAGCCTGTAACGCTTTATCTGCTTCTATCATTGTTTTTTGCAGAGTCTCTTTAACCGATATCATCTCTTCTACTTGTGAGTCCGATGCTTCCCCTCTGTTTATTTCTTGAGTAAGCTCAGTTATTATCTGCTCAACCTTTGCCGCCGCTTTTTCCCCTTCTCCCATCAACTGCTGTTGTCTTTCTTCTTTTTTTAGTCCTGCGTTTTTAGGTAAAACTTTTGTCCTTATGCTTGTCCATGTAGCTGATATGCCTTTTTCCTTCATAGAAAAAAGCAATTCTCTTACGTCTTGCTCTGTAGGGTATTTCCCTGCAAAAGCTTTTGCGGCATATAGTTGCGTATAGTATATGCCTAAGTTTTCAGCAACTTTAGTTACCGTCGCTTCTCCGTGCTTTCTTTCTATCCAACCCTCTGCTTCATATTGTATAAACCTTGATCCTATTTCCCAAAATCCAAATATGATATCCTCTGATTGCGATTTTATTTTTCTTTCATATATATCTCTGCATTCTACAATTAGAGACTTCTCGTCTTTTACCATTACAGGGATATTTTCTAAGTTCATTTTAATATTCTCCATTAAGCAAATTGTGCTATTTTATCGTTCCACTCACACTCTACTTCTCCGGTTTCTCCATTTCTTTGCTTGTCTATGTATATGTATGCTTTCCCTCTCATGTCTCCGTGCTCTTCGTCAAAGGTTGTCCCGTAGTATTCTGGCCTATGTATAAGCCCAATTATATCTGCCGCTTGCTCTATTGCGCCAGATTCTCTCAAGTCTGTTAATCTTGGACGGTTTCCTATCCTCCTGTCTGTTTCCCTTGAAAGCTGTGAGAAAGCCACAACGCAAACATTTAAATCTTTCCCTATAGCCTTCAAGCCCTCCGCTATCCTTGCTACCTCTTGCTCCCTGTTAGTAATGTTTTTTGCTTCGATAGAAACTAACTGCAAATAGTCAACAAAAACAACTTTAATACCATTCTCTTGGACATGCTTTCTGGTCCTAAATCTAAGTTGCTCTATAGATAGGCCCGATTGATCATCTAAAAAGAAAGGTGATTGTTGCCATCTTAGTTTCGCTTTGTCTATTCTCATCTCTTCATTCTTATTAATGCCAATTTTCATAAAAAGTCTTTTAGGTGATATCTTAGCCTCTGCCCCAATAAGCCTAGTTTGCATTCTCTGTCGGGACATCTCCAAAGAAAATCCTAATGCAGGGACAGATTCTATCAAAGAAACCGATCTTATGAAGTTGCACATAAGGGATGTTTTTCCCATAGATGCCCTTGCTCCATATATATGGTAATCGCCCGGTATAAAGCCACCAGTTATCTCATCAAGCATTTTTATTCCTGTAGATGGGCCTCTTTTGTTCCCCCATTCAGCAATAGTATCGTCTATGCCAACGCCTATTTGTAGGTCGTTGCCCAGATCTAAAGATCTATCTATATCTGATAATGCTTGATTAAACGATTCTCTGACTTCACCTGTGGTTTCAGTCCCATCATTAGCTTTAGATAAATGTTCGTGAAGTGCTTTTATGCACGATCTTTTATGCCAGTACTCACGAACTATTTTTATATGAGAATCGATTGAGGCAGGAGCAACCCAATAATCACTTGTAATCTTAGCTAAGTCGATTACTGTTCCATAGGAGGCTTTATCTTTGTTTAGTTTTAATACGTTTCCTACCATAATCTGATCTACTGCATCTTCTGAAGCATATAGCTTTAAAATTATACGCCATAAACGAGCACAAAACTGATCATAAAAAAAGTCTGGCTTTATTTTATCTGCTATGATAGGTATCATTTTATTATCAGATAAAGAGACAGCTATTATGCAACGCTCTGAATCTACTGCATTCTTTTCATTCATTTTAAGATCCATTTTTATTTAATCCTTTCTGTGAGAAGGGCCGCAAAAGCACCTTCTTCATCTTTGTTTTAAGATCTAATCTCTCACAAGCTTATCTGGCATAAAAGCGCGTCCAACTTTCAGTGAGGATTGTGGGTGATCTGGACACATATAAACGCTATACTTTCTTCCATTTTTAGTCATGTTGCCTCTTCTAAGCCCATTCCCACAATCTGGGCATTTAGGAACAGGGCGAAGCGGCTTATATTGGGGGTGGTTTCTGTATGACTCCCAAATGCTTTCCCATTTCTTACATGCCCCAGATTTAACAGGCTTCCTTAATCCAAGGGGGGATTGTATTGCGATCCCATTGTCTATCCAACACACTTTAGCACCGTATATTATTTCCTTAACTACGTCCCAAGTCTGCCCATCTATTCTGACTATTTTTTCTAATTCTTGTGCATACTTTCTCCTGTCTCCTTCTTTAGCGGTTGGAGGAAATCCTATTATATTTTCCCATAGCTCAACTGACTCTATTGCCTCAGAAGATGAGTGATCTTTTACTCCATTAGAGCCTCTTCCGGTAGGTTTCTGTCTTCCAAGATCGATCCATTCACTGAAGTGCTTTGATGCCTTTTGTGCATCTTGCTTAGTTGGTATATCTATGTCGCCTATGTATGTATTATATACATCATCTGATTTTTCTTCTATTTGTGCTATGTGGTCAGTATATAGATACGACAAGTAAGGTTTTGTTTTTATCTCTATAATACATTGCTTGAGTATAGAAATAGCTCTTATAGCTCTACACTTATCTTGGTAGCTTATATTTATTTCTGTATGCGCTTCTTCTGATGTCTCTTGCTCTATGGCTTGATCTATGACATCTTCAACAGGCTCTTCTTCTATAGGTTCCTGTGGGACAGGATTTGGAAGCTCAGCTTCTTTGGGCTTTTCTGAATTCCCTATATTTTTAGTCTCTATTTCTAAGCTCTTGCCATTTCTTTTAGCAGTTTTTTTAGTAGGTCTTTTTTCTTGGCTTTCATCTATAAGCTTTCTAACTAATCCCTCTGAGCATCCTATGTGCTTAGCTATACTCACGTTACTATTTTTAGACCATTCCTCATCTTGAAGTATAGTCTTTAATATCTTTCTTTTGTCAGCATTATTCAGCCTATTCCCATGGTGTGCGTTTGCACCCGTAGCATACCAAATAGCATCTCTTTTTGTCCCCTCTTTTACGGTTGCAAGAATAGTATCCTTTTTAATCTTTTTGCTTGCGCTATATCTGTGAAACCCATCTGCTAACCAATACTTTTTCCCATCGTAAAAAACTACAACATCTGGGAATACATCCCCTTCGTTCATTCTATCCGCATAATCGTCCACAACTGATTCGCAAATAGATTCTCTTGGTTGTATTTGTTTGTCAGCTATTACTTTCTTTAATTCTATTTCAGTGTTCATTTTTATTTCTTTCTTTAGTTGAGGCTAACTGATTCAAGTAGCTTCTTCTTTTCTATAAGTATAGACATAATTCTTTGGTCTAATATGTGATCTGCTACTATTCTATTTATTATTACTCCTTTCGTTTGTCCTATTCTACAAAGACGGTCTTCGGCTTGCAGATTCATGGCAGGAGTCCAATCTAAATCTACAAATACAGCTTGATGTGCATTAGTTAATGTTAAGCCAACTCCCCCTGCTTTTATGGTTGCCCCTATTCCCTTGAGTTTGCCTTCTTGGAAAAGCTTGACAGCTTGCGCCCTATCTTCGTTGGATGTACTTCCCGTAATTACTTTCCATCCTTTTCTTTTTTGTAAAACCTCTATGGGATAAGTGTGAGCAGAAAATACAACTACAGGCTCTTGAGACTCTTCAAATGTTTCCACTAATGATAGCATATAAGGGGTTTTTGCAGACGCTAATTCTTTCCTAAGTTCTGAAATCTCTTCAAACTTAAGTTTTTCATCTTTGTTAGATATCAACCTTTCTAAAAGATCATCAATTTCTATTCCTTCCAGAGAATTAATAAATCTATTACAGAGAGCTTTAATTTCTCTGCTTATTGTCATCTTGGATTTTCTGTAAAACTTAGAAGGAAGGTTGGGCAAGACTTCTTTCCTTGTTCGTCTGCAAGACACTTTTTTTATCAACTCTTTTGCTTCTGGATTTGGGTGTCCCCACTTCCATGCATTCCATTCGTTTTTCACGCCATTAAAAACTTTCACAAAATGAGGCCAATTATAAAATGCCTCACTGTGCAATTCAGCGGCACTCAAAACATTCCACATCTCCAGAGGGTTGTTCATCATGGGCGTTCCGCTTATAAGCCAAACTTTCCCATCATTTTTAAGCACCTCTCTACTTAAGCTTCTAAATATCTTAGATCTTTGGCTTTTTGCTGACTTCAAATAATGAGCTTCGTCAGCTATTAAATAAGTATCGCCCACTGATATATCGTAAAAAGATTTGAGCATTTTTTTACTGGTAAGATCGATTGGTAGTATTTCATAATTTACAATTAATAGCTCTCCTCTTGATGGTAGACGAAAAGACTTTTTCCCCGAAAGGACGATGGGATTTAAATCTTTTCTCCAATTTTTGCATTCCTCTTCCCACACAGTTTTCAATGAAGCAGGGCATACAACAATCGCTCTACATTTATCAAACTCTGGTAAAGCCATTAAGGTTGTTAGAGTTTTCCCCGTTCCCATTTCATTCGCTAGTAAGGCATTTTTTCTTGAGGCAAGCCATATAGCGTCTTCTTTCTGGTATTCAAAAAGACTAGACTTTTTGACTCTTTCCACCATCAATAAGTCTATATTCTTATATAAGAAGAATGCCATTTTCACACTCTTAGAAGGATTTACATCTAATCCCTCAGCCCTCAGTGCTCTTGTGAAATCTAAGCAGACATCTAAGGGTATATAGTTATTTTTGCCATTGCTTTGAACTCCAAAAGAAACGAAGATAGAGCTTAATTTTGATTCGTCTTTTGCGGTTATGTTTTCACATTCTATTAAAACAGATTGCTTATCTATTTCATCTATATGAAGAGTTAGATTAACCATCTATGTCTACTCCCATTTCTGTCAGAAATGAACTCGCCCCAACAAATCGATCTCTCATAGTTTCAAAGTATGAGACATAAAGAGTTTGCTGTGCTCTGGTCACGCCTACATAAGCAAGTCTTCTTTCTTCCTCTATGTATTGAGACTTAGAATGAGGTAGTAAGACATCAGACATCCCAGACATAAATACAATGGGAAACTCAAGTCCTTTAGCTCTGTGTAAGGACATAAGCTTCACCTTATTATTATTCTTATCTCCATTAGAGTATCTTCTCTGTATATCTGCCACATATGAAAGCATAGTGCCAACTGTTTTAAAATTAGAAGACGATGCAGAAAATTCATTTAGGTTAGAAAGGACTTCTGTGTCATCTTCTACTTCATTATTCCTATTCTCAACAAGCCATTTATCATATCCAATTTTATCTCTTATATAAGAGATGCAACTTGAAGGTGTTTGATCTGTTAAGTTGGATAAGTTTATGATGTCATTAGTGAGAGATACTACATTTATATTAGATCTTTTATTTACGGTTCTAAAATTGTGAGAGCTTAAGCAATCTATTATGTCATCGTAGTTGCCTATCTGGCTAAAAAGCTCTTCTGTAAATTTTGCTCCAAGGTATCGGGTTGGCTTATTTACTATCCTCCCAAATGTTTTCATGTCTTGAAAATCTCTAGCTTCATTAGCTATTTCAAGGTATGCTAACATATCCTTTATTTCTGCCCGATTATAGAATCCGCTATTTCCTATAACTTCATATGGTACTTGCATCCTTATAAGAGCATCTTCTATTGCTCTTGATTGGTGGTTGCATCTGTAGAGCACTGCAAAGTCCTTCCACTTTGCTCCGTCTTCATTATGCTCAACTATCCTGTTTGCGATAGCTTCAGCTTCTTCTGAAGCGGTCATGTAAACTCCAAGATAGTCTACATTGCCTTTGATCTTTAGCTCTGCCTTCATCTCATCTCCTTCGGGGTTGTATGAGATTAGGCTATTAGCGTGATCCATTATTGTTTTGGCGCATCTATAATTCTTATTGAGCGTTATGATTTTACAATTAGGATACTTAGTAGAAAAATTAAGAATGAATGAAGGGTCCGATGCTCTGAAAGAGTATATTGATTGCTTTGGATCTCCTACGACAAATAAATTCTCACACTTCCCTTGCAGTTGATGTATTAATGATTCTTGTAGTGGGTTTATATCTTGATACTCATCAATGCTTATGTGTGTAAATTTGCTTTGCCACTTATCTAACACTTTAGGGTCTTTGTTGAATATTTTCTTTGACAGAAAAAGCATATCATCAAAGTCTATTAATGCTTCACTTCTTTTATGAAGCTCGTATTGATGGTAGCACTCACAAAAATAATCTACCATTATCCTCTCTGATCCTTGAGAGTCCAAATAGACAGCTAAATCATCTACGGAAAATCCCATATTTTTTGCTTTTCCTATAACCCTAAGTGCTTCTTTTTCTCCCATCCCATCTCGGATAAATAGATTTTTATCATGTATAGACTTCAATATTTTCTTTTGTTGCCAATCCTGTATCAACGAGTAACCTCTTGAATAAGCTTTGTCGAAATCCTTCAAGTGACTACTTAGAACAGAATTGAAAAGAGAATGTATGGTTCCAACAAACATTCTATCTACAATAGAAGAATCATTTCCAAAAAGGCTATTTAGCCTTTCTTTCATTTCTTCTGCGGCTTTTTTAGTGAAGGTAAAAGCGAGGATTCCATCTGGACTTATTCCCGATTGTATCATATTTACGATGCGCTCTGTTAAGACCTTGGTCTTTCCAGATCCTGCACCTGCTACTACGCAAATATGTCCATGATGTAAAGATACAGCGGTGGATTGCTCTTTGTTGAGACTCATTGTGGTGATTTCCTTTCTTTCTCAAAAGAGAGGAGCAAGGGCAAGAGGAATAGCCCTCTCCCCTCTCTTATTATGATTAAGCTTCTATAGGTGCTTCCTCATGTTTTTCGTGGGCTATATCATTTAGCTTTCTAAGGTAAGGCATAGCCTTTTTCAAAAAATCATCTAGTTCCTCTAAGGCTTCCTGTTTATTAGCTGAATCTTCTCTTCCTAATATGCAATAAGACTTAGAGAGAAGGTCTTTAAGTTCAGACATTGCTTCTTCAATGTTCATTTAGATTTACTCCGATTAGAGTCTGTTGAGATGAGTATTCCCATTCTCGTAGGTATGACTTTAGTTGTATTGCATTCATCGCAACACCTATCTTCAATTCCTTGAGACAATGGACTTGGATTATGCCCGTATCCATAAATCTCTATATCGCACAAACAACAAAATAATTTTTTCATTGATCAGACTCCAATCAATTGAGAGAAAAAGGTTCGGCACAGAATTTATGTAATTCAATATGCCTTTTTATTGTTGTATTGTGAGGGACCATTTTGAAAGATTGGGTCATGGCATTGTACCATCTCCATGCTGTTTTTTCTCCATGATCGTATGAAGGTTCTTCCCATTCTTTCACTGCTACAGTAAACTGATTAGGCGAAAGAATTTTTCGTCCATATGCTTTTCCGAAATAGGAGTAAGCCTCATCGTCCGATAGATGCTTAGATTGCAATTGGTATGCGGTGTTAAGGACTTTTTCATAGTCCTTATCTGCATCATGCAATCCCAGTATAAGCTTCTCTTTCAAAACATTTTCTATGTCTCCGGTGTGTCTGCGGAATACTACTTCATCTCCACTAAACATGCCATTACTACAAACATTTACTTGCCCACCTATGGCAAATGCCGCCGCCATTGTCTTGTCTGTAGATTGGCGAAATCCTACTGATAGAGAAATCATGCTTATGAGAGGGTTTTGGGAGGATTCGTTTGGCTTTTGGAAAGCCATAGTTCCAAAGATACGCTTGTCATTCCCAGAAGTTAAAACTCTGGTATCTCCCAACTGAAAGCCATGAGGTGAAAGGCATTTTACTGATGTTTCTTGAATCAGATTCACAAAATCAAAATGAGATATCGGACTAAAGGTTTTAGTTTTAGGAGGTGTTTCTATTTGCTTCAAGTAATCTAAGTCTCTTAAATGGCCGTATACTGATTCTAACATTTGTTCCCTTTCTTTAAATTGTTTTAGTGTGTGGTGAAAGATACATGCTAAAGCACTCCCCTTGTCACTATAGCATCGAATTATCTTTCACCACACTCCCCACTGACCTAACGGTCAGATTCTTGTTGTCTTCGTATCTTGTCTGCAATGTTATGGCAGTCGATACAAAGGAAGTTTACATCATAAGGTTTCGTATAATCTTTGTGGTGTGCTTGTAAGGCATAAGTAAATTTCTTGCAATCTTCACATTGCAAAGGCTTTTTAATGTCACCCCTTTCTATAGCCATTTTAGCCAACTTCTGGGCTTCCGATTTGATAGTCCCAGAAACCTTCTGCCTGTAAGAGGAAGCGGTCTTTTTTCCTCTTTCACTTTTTTGGTACTCTCTCCTTTCGTCTAGTCGCTTGAGGGTTGAGTTTCTTTCTTTGTCGTATGCAAGGTAATGTTCCCTATTCTTTTTCCTATTAGTCTTAGACTTAAGCTTTTTGCATTCTATGCAAATAGATTCTCTTCCATCCTTAGATCCACGCTTGAGGTAAAAGTCTTCCAGAAAAAGACGTTCATTGCATTTATTGCATACTTTAGAGTCCATTAGAAGGGTGCTCCTCCTCCATCATCCCCGTTTACATCATCTGGGACTTCAGATAGCTCTCTAAACTCTTTGATCTTCAAAGAAGGGTCATATCCTTCAGTTTTCTCTACTTCCGTTCTGACGTAAAGCTCAGATCCTTCAATGTCAGAAGTGGTAAACTTGAATTCGCCTTTATCGTTTTCAACAATTCCACAGCAACGAGCAAGAATACGGTATCTGCGTTTAGCGTATTCTCCTCCTTTGCCTTGCACTCCTATAGCAAAGTATTCACGGCATTCATGTCCGTTAGTGCTGTTCAAAGAGAAAGTGACGGTTCGCATCGCATCCCCTTTTCTTGTGGGCCTAGAGCTAACACTCAAAACTTTAGCCCTGTACCACCCTTCATCTGGCAAACGATCCTCTTCGCCAATGTCGGAAAGATCGTCTTCCACTGGCTCTTCAATGTAATCGTCAAAAAACTCACTCATGAGGTGATCCCCTTTCTTAAAGTTCGCTTATTTTTTTCTAGTATATATATATATATATATTTATATATATATAATAATAAATAAAAATAAGCAGTTAAAAGGTGTTTTGAAACTATTTCAAAACACTAATTAAATATAGTATAAATCAAAACTTGGCGCAAGAAATAAAAGCCTATTTTTAAAGGTTTTATAAGCTTTTTTAAGTATTTTTTATAGTGACTTAGGCCGCATCTTCGTATATACGAAGATAGTAAGGCACTTTATATGCCTCGCATCTTCGTATATACGAAGATAGATGAACAGATTACAGAGTCTCTTTAACTTCTTTGTAGATAACCCTTAGCCTTGACAACACTGCTTCTAAGTCTTCAATTGGATCTAAATCTTCCAGAGTCAAGCAGGGATCTTCATCCTTTAAGTCAACCCCTAATTCATCACTGAAATAAGATTTTACAGCATCAGTATTCCCAACCGCTATTCCAAACTGCTCTACGGCATTAAGTATCTTTTTATATTGAGAGGCGCGTTGAGATTCTTTCTTCTTTTCTAACTTAACCTTATTGGCCTCAGCCAACTCACTATTAACTTCTTTTACTTCCACCTCTATAGCGTTTACGCTATCATGATCTATTAGCTCTTCTACAGTATAAGACATTCCTCCAATAAGGTCCGGTGCAAACACTCTAGCCCCATTGGATATCGCCCTAGCCCTAAGCATGTTAGGCAAATATTGCTTCCATGTATAGGTTTCTGTTGCTTTTACAGGCTTTCCTTTTTCATACTTGACTATCTTTTCGGCATCCTCATAAGAAAAGGAAGATACGTAATCTGGAAAACCTTGTCTTGAGAAATTAATAACTGCACACTTATTTTTTCCTCTTCCATCATCTAACCATTCCCAACTAACTCCCCCCCTTGCCATCAATGCAAGCATAAGCTCACTGGAGCAAGCAGGTTTGCCTTCTACTACATAAATATGTGTAAAGCTCTGCATGGCAGGTATCCCTAACTCTCTTCCCTTAAGCATCACTGCCATTGCTTTCTGTGGTGTGTCTATTGAAGATGGAAGCATTCCAGATGATATTAGCGTTTTAGCCATATCATTCATCATTGACCATTCCCCTACTTGAGGATATAGAGATATGTTTTTTGTCTCTGTTATGGTCTGTATTAATTCACTCATCTTTTCCCTTTCTTCTATTTAGTGGTGTTTGTGTATTCTTTTACGGTGTCTACGTTATACTCCTTTCTGTAAACAAGATCACCTTCCTTCGTCATAGATGCTGTCAACTGAGATCCCAAATCAAGAT